AGCCGGCGAGCAACGCTCGACCACGCTGCGGAGATTCTTGGCCGACTCGACCACCTTCTTCTCGAAGTCGATCTTGGCGGTCAGTTCGTCGGCACGCTTGTTGAGGTCGATGAGCTCGACATCGCGGGCGGTAGTGTCTTCGGCCTCGATCGCACGCACGGCGTCGATCCGGTTGGCAAGGGTTGCCGCCTCGTCCTGAAGGCGCTTGAGATTGTCCATGTTCGGTGAGACTCCTGCGGCGGTATTGCCGATGGAGTCCACTCTGCTCTTACGGGCGTGGTGCCTTGCAGAAACGCACTTGCGAAACTGTTGTTTTCACAAACGCCACAGCGCGAGCCCCGCACCTCGGGCAACGCAGATACCGCTGCCGTTCGTCGCCACATGGACGGCTTGAACGGCACCGGAGTTTTTCGCCGCAGGTGCAGCGTGCGTCAGACACGGCGAAGCCTCAGAGCCCACGCAGCAGCTGCGTCACGTACCAGGGAACGCTTCACGATCTCAGCGACCACAGCCTCGGGCTCGGGCTGGGTCTGCGTTGCCAGCCAGGCCTCGTAAGAACGCATGGCTACGGATGCAGACGTAGAAGGGTAGGCCGGGTTCAACACAGGCCCCACGTCGTAGAGGCCCGATACCTCGCGGATCTGGCGGATGGCCTTGCCGTCCTCGCCAGTGCGGAACGATTCATTCTTCGGGTCCACCGTGAAGGCAAACGACGAGCCACGCACGTCGCGCCGCTGGATCAGCTCGAGCACGTCGGCCCGGCTCACGGGCGGCGTCACGACGTACTTCAGACCCTTCTCGTCTGACGAGAGTTCCAGCGTGCCAGACGAGGAACGGCCCAGCACGATGTTGCTGTCGTGGTTGAACAGCGCCACCACGTCGCCCTTGCCACGCTGACGGTTCAAGATCTTGTCGAACGCACCCGGCAGGATTTCCTCACGGAACCCGCCGAGGTCAAGGGAAAGCCGGTTGTACACGGCGGCGTATCCGATGATGGCGGCCCGGCCATCGGCCCGGCTCTCCACGATCAGCTCGTTCTCTTCCTCGAAGGCGAAATCGCGGCGTTCAATTTCCATCGGTGTACTCCTCCTGTTCGGCCTGGTCCTCGGCGGCATCGGCCGGGCTGTCTTCTACTTCAGCGGGCGGCTCGGGCATCGGCTCCGGTGCCGGCGGCTCCGCGCCCACCTTGTCGAGCGTGGTCATGTTGAGTTGAACGAAGTGCTTGTCGCCTTCCGGCCCGATCGGGTTCAGGTTCTCAAGCTCGCGGATTTCGTTGATGGTCATCCAACCATTCTGAAGGGCCGACACGTAGTAGGCCGACCGGCTCGCGTGGTCGCCACGCAGCAGGCCGCTAACGCTGTGCTCGGCAAAGTACGTCTCATCGTCCACGATCAGATCGCGGCTGATGGCTGCTTCCCACCGCTTCAAGTGCGGCAGCAAGCAATGCTGGACGAACTCCGTGCCCTGCACTTCGATGTTTGAGTAGGTCGAGCGAGTCAGGTCTTGGATCATGTGGGGCGGCACCCGGAACGCTCGGCAGATCTCGATGACCTGGTACTGCCGCGTCTCTAAGAACTGGGCCGCCTCATTGCTGCCGCTCAGCTCGTGGGCCTTCACGCCGTTCGGCAGAACCGCCGTGCGGAATGCACGGTCGGCTCCCCGGTGCATCCGCTCCCACTGCTCACGCAGCCGTTCGGCGGCCTCCACGGGAATTGGGTTCTCGGACTCCAGCACGATGCCGGGCCGGGCACCGTTGCCGAAGTAGGTGGACCCGTGGGCCTCCAGTGCCTGAGCCAGGCCGATGGCGTTCTGGAAAATCTTGTAGGTCGGGATCGCCTTGATGCCGTCCTCGGTGGTGAACCGCAGGGCAAAGATTTGATCCTGGCTGTAGATCGTCTGCCGGCCAGACGGTTCCCGGTACTTGTATCGCAGCGTGCCGTCCTCCAGCCGCTCGGCTTCCATGCGGCTGGAGTGCAGGGGCCACAACTCCGACACGGCACCTCGAGCACCTGGGCGGATCTCGGCGTAGCTCGCACCGTAGTGCAAGTACATGCCCGTCATCCAATCGCGGAACTCTTGGGCCGTCTGCCACGGGTTGGGCTGCTGGTGCAGGAGCCGATAGACGGGATGGGCGGTAGCTTTCGCCTTGCCGCCGTTCACCATCCGCTCGTAGACGTGGAGCGGCAGGGCCGATACCGCGTCCGATATGACACGGATGCACGCCGTGTACGCAGAGCACGCCATCGAGTTGTCAGCGTTGACGCGGATGCCCGAAGGCGTGCGAGACGATGACACCTCGGGCCAGTCGATGCCACGCAGGTCGAACATCTTGAAGTCGGCGGCGGCGTGTTCGCTCATATGCTCAGGATGTCCCAAGATTGTTCGGCTGGCTTTGTGGTTGCCGCTGCGTGAAGCCCGAGCGCCATGACCAGCGACACGATGCCGTCGATGCGTTCGGTTGACTTAGCCTTGCTCGGCTTGATGTTGCCCTGGTGATCGGTCTGCACCGCGACGTTTCCAGCCATCCAACTGAGCGGCGGGTTATTTGCATGCCGGATTTTTTCCGACAGCACTAGGTTCTCCAGCTGCTTCGAAGGGCTGCTCATCGAGCCGTACCCTTGCCCAAAGCCTGTCACATTTACCCCATCGCCTTGCAGTTGCGTGGCGAGCTGCGTGGCGTTCCAGCGGTCGATCCCCACCTGGCGGATATTGAACTGCTGCGAGAGCTCTACGATGTCTCGCCGAATCACGTCGTAATCGGTGACGTTGCCATCCGTGGCACGGATATAGCCGTCACGAATCCACCCGAGGTAGTCGATCTTGTCTCGCTGTGCCCGCTCGGCGGCGTTCACCTGTGGCACCCAGAAGTAGGGCAGCACGTCGAACGTGCCATCGTCGGCCTGGCTCACGAGCACGAATGCCGAAAGGTCGTACGTGGTCGCAAGGTCAAGGCCCGCGAACCACTCCCGCTGCTCGAGGTCGCCGGCCAGCGGCTTGCCGCACTTGGCCCAGTTGTCTGGAGACAACCAGCGAACGTCCTGGGTGGTCCAGACATTGAGCCTGTATCGCAAAAAGCTATTGAGCTTTGACGGTGACTGCTCGGCCTCTCGGGCGTCGGCGGCGAATGACTCCACCGTGATCGTCTCGCCCAATGACGGGTTGGCCTTGTGCCACGTCTTAGAGTCCTTCCAATCGTCCTTGGGCGAGGCCGCGTAGATGCACCCGAAGAATGCCGGGTCCACGCCGGGATCTGCGATGCACCGCTCTGCGTATGCGTGCTGCTCCCAGCAGATGCTCTTGCGGTCGTAGCCCGCCGTGGTGATCGAGAGAATGAGCGGCGATCTCCTGGCAGCTCCACCGTACCTGAGTGCGTCTCTTGTTGTGCCGGGCCTTCGCCCCCAGCCTCTCGGCCAGGGGCGAAAGCCCAGAGGCGTCGGTCCCTTTGTGCATGGAGTTCATCGAATAGCAGCGCGTGAATGTTCAGCCCCTCAGCCCGGAACGCATCTGCACTCAGAACCCGGTAGAACGAATTGCTTTTCTTGTGCACGATCGTCTTGCGGCTGTCGATCACCTCGAGGTGGCGAGACAACGCAGGCGAAGCCCGCACCATTGACGCGGCCTCGCGGTAGATGATGCCAGCCTGCTCACGATCGCAGGCCGCACCGTACACCTCTGCACCAGGCTCGGAGTCGAAGGCCGTCATGTAGAGAGCGATGCCGGCAAGGGTGGTGCTCTTGCCTTGCTTCTTCGGCAGCTCGATGTAGCCAACGCGATGCTGCCGCGTGCCGTCTGGGTTAAGCCGGCCGAACAGCTCCCGCATGACGTGGTGCTGCCAAGGCAAGAGCGTGAACGGCTTGCCGGCGTTCTGCCCCTTGCTGTGGCGCAGGATCTTTTCGAAGAAATGCACCACCCGCTCGTACTTGGCCTGGCCCTCTTTGCAGAGGTCAGGCACCGTGGAGCTTGAAGAACTCTTCGACCTCGTCGGTTGGCTTTTCTTCCTTGCCACCTAGCCGTGTCCTACTGCTCGGGGTCAGGCCAAACTCGCCCATTAACGACGCCTGGAGCGCCACTAAACTGCGATATAACGGGCCTGCCGGATTCGGTTTCACGCCGCCCAAGTCTGTCCGCATCACAGGCCCGGTGGTTCGCAGCTCGAGCAGGCACGCCTGCGTAGCAGCGTACACCTCGCACAAAGTTGCCAACGCTTCGCCATCGGCCTGCGTCAGCGTGCCGAGAGTCAGCAGGATCGGCGTGAGCTCGTTCCACTTCTCCACTGCGACCGGCTCCATCATAAGCCGCTTGGGCATCGGCGGCGCGCCGGGGTGGGACGGGAGGTCGGGCCGAATCTTGCGCTTGCCGGGATTGCCGAGCATGCGTTTGACGGCGGCAGGGGCCGGCGGCGGACCACGCTTACCCACGGAAAAACCTCACTGAAACTTGCGGGCGCTCACGCAGAGGAAACGACCGGGGTTTTTATTGTTCAAACCTGGGGTGATTTGACCCACCCTGCCGTCGCGGATTCGCCGGCTCCGGCCGGCCGGCTGGCTGCGTTTCGGCAGTTCTGCTCGGCTCGCGTCTTTTTTCCGTGGCAACGCACGCACAGGCACTGCCCATTTGCCACGTCGTATCTCGCGCCGCCTTCGCTCACTGGCACGACGTGGTCTGCGTGTGCTTCTTTCTTGTCGCCACACACGCGACCGCAGGAGGCACAGGCCCAGGCGGCCCGTGTTAATACAGCCAGCCTCCAGGCCCTGTGCGCCTTGTCCGTGTAGCCACGCTGGTATGCGTTGCCCCTCGTGCTCTCGTCCCTGCGTCGGCTGTGCAACGCAAGGCGAGGCGGCCGATAGGCGGGCATGCGTTGTGGCATAGGGGGGGGCGTCTACGCTGCTGACACGCCGGGGCGGGCGTCAGCTCTTGAACATCACGAACCCAACCGTGCCCGTGCTGTTCGTGGTGGCCGACACGATTTTCAGGTACTCAGTGCCGAACACTTCATCGGGCAGGCTATACGCCCGGCCTTCCGTGCTCGAGGGGGCAAGCGTCAGGTCTGCCACGCTGCCGTCGCTCTTGTACAGCCTGCGGAACGCACTCGCAGGCGTCGGGGCTGCCCACATTTGCAACGTGGCGGCGTTGGTCGAGATCGTGCCAATGGAGAGCACAGCCCCGGCAACGTCACGCATATCGAGCGTGGTGGCCAGGCTCGTGGCTGTGTGCAGTGTGATGTCGAGATCGCGGCACTTACGAAACAGAATGGCGTCGGGCATGCGTGGTCTCCTGTGCCTTTAGGCTAGGCAGGGGCGGGCTTCCCCTTGCAGTGCGGCGCGGCCGTCTCTTCGCTCAAGAGCGCGGTTCGCTGAACCGCACGGTCGGATGCTCCATCAGCATCAATCTCATGGTAGCGAGGTGATCGTCAAAAGCCCTCGCCGCAGCCATCCAGTGGTTGCGTTCCTGGCGGAGACGTTCGATCTCGGCGGCAGCGTCGTGGCAGTCCCAGTAGTGCCGCTCGTCGTCGGTGCCGATCATGTCGGCTCTGGTCTGCCGGAGCCGCTTGGTAATGTCATCCATGTCTGTCACTTCGTCCGCTCCAGAAGACCGCGAAGTGCGGCGGCGCGGTGTTCCGGTAGTCCGTAATGGGCGAACCAGTGCAGAGCCGCCCGCTCCTCGTCGGTGAGCCGCAGCCGTTCGATCTCGGACGCTGCCTCCCTCACCATCTCGGGCGTTCCGTAATACGGGTAGCCGGGATCAAGAACCTCGTCGGCGTGCTTCCGCAGGCGAGCAGTAAGGTTTTTCATTTGTCTCTCACTTTCGCCCCAAAAGTGCAACACAACCGGCGTTGTGTTCCACAAGCGAGACGCTCTCTGCGGCGTGTTGCGTCAAATCTCCAGCATCTCTCCCGGAATCATCTCGCGTATCTGCTCTGCCAGCCGTCGCTCCTCTGCCGTCGGCGTGCCGTGCTTCAGCAGGCTGCGGCAGTGCTGGTCAATATCCCAGAGAGCGGCCAACGCCTCGCTGCCCAGCCTCGCGGCATCAAACTCGGCCTGCTCGTCGGGGAGCGTGAACTTTAGGATGGCGATCACGGATATACCGACGGTGTATTCCTGGCACTCAGATCGAAGAACATTCTACCGGGCGAGTCATGCCGCGCAATGCCATCTCGGCATCCCATTTCGCGGCTATTGCCTGTCACGCAATCAGCCCGAAATACCGTACCGTCTTCTGGTGCAAGAGCGACATACCGTATACGGTATAGCCGTCTCTAAGGTGAAGAGAGTCACTCCGCCTCTTCGATCGCCGCTTCGATGTCTCTCGCCCTGCCGAGCATTGCCCCAAACAACGCTTGCAGCTCGTCCATCACGCCCGGCATCACGGCGATGCACCGCCACAAACAGTAGCCGCCGATGGCAGAGCAGAGCAGGAGTTCCAGGGTGTGCCTCATGCAATGCCCCATTTGGCGATAAGGTAGTTTTCCACTATCGCTCGGTTGGCGTCGGACAGTGCGGAGTCATAC